AGGGTTAGATGACACCAACTCTGACAACTTGCCTAAGTTGTTAGGACTCAATGGACTATCTGGCGATAGGGCATTAGCCCTAGCCGCAGCTACATAGTCACCGTAAGTTTGTGGATTGACGAATGATGGATCAACTGAAGACGATGGGGTAGCTATTGAACTCTCTGGCCCCGACCGATAAGACCTAGCATCACTCATCGTCCCTCCGCATCCAACTGATTAACCAAAGCACCAAGCGCAGGGGATGGGTAACGTGCATAAGCAGCACGAATCACCGCACTAACCACATCATTTTCTGGTTGTGGAGCCGGCATAGCCTCGGGACCAGGACCAGGACCAAGCGGATTCCCCGCAGTAACAGGTTCATGTGGACGTTCCGTGGGTGCATCGAAGGCAATCCTCGGAGTTGGGGCAGCCGCATCCATCGGAGCCGAACCCTGCAAGTCCATCATCTCTTTGCCCTCACCATAAGGCAGGCCACTAACCCAACGAACAGGTTGCTTAGCATCCGCAGGCCCACCATCAGTACGCTTCGACAACTTGCCAGGACCAGAAACCGGAGCAGGATTAGCAGGCTGACGGTAACCACCATGCTCAGCCACTACTCATCATCCTCATCTTCGTCATCGTCCAAGGCAGGGTGGAGAGAGGCGAGGGTTTCAATCTCAATAGAGGCATCACGACGGAACATTTCAAGTTCCTCGTGGTAGTTCGCATCCGAGAACATCTCTTGTGCGACAGCTCGCCACGCATCAGACGTAGCAACACAGACGTTCGCAACCCAATGGGCAGCGATACCTATGAAAGGTTGCCAACTAATCTTCGACGGAGGAACATCAATCTCTTCATCGTCGTCTGTATATGCGTACACAAACCCCTCCACCGCTACCTATGGACTCAAGGTGTACTAGGTAACTAGGGGTTAACCGAACGAACTAAATGGCAGTACGACGTGAAACAGCAGCAGTCAGATTAGGTTGACCTTGGGCATTCAGACCAGCAAGCATCATCTGTAGGTCAGGCCGACCACCAGGAGCCATACCTGCTTGTCCAGGTGCTACACCTTTCAGCAAACCAGTAGGCCCAAGCCCGTCAACCCCGCCACCACCAGGTTCCTCCTGCCCACCTTCGGCTGCGTTTTCCGCTGGGTTCTCTTCTTCCGGTGGGGTAAACGCTTCCTTAATCGTTTCCTCAATCGGGATACCTCGCCGTCGTCCCTCGATCACCGTGGCAATAGCACTAAGAATCTGCTGAGGATCCTGACCTTGCTGCGCAAGAACAGGAATCGCTTGCGCATAACCAGCCATAGCCTGCTTTAACGCTTCACGGAAATCCTCAACATCAACCTTCTGCTCTTCTTGCGTAGCATCCAGATCAGCAGGCATCTGCCGGCGCAAGTAATCCCTTGAGATCAGCTTCTCGCCACGCGCTTGCAACCCGAACACGAGCCAACGGTTCGGATCCAGACCAGCCATAAGCCCGTACTGCACATCAACCGTGGTATCACCAGCAATATCGCGGGAAGGCTTGTACTTAACCTCGAACGGAGTGCCATTAATCCGACCCTGCAACGTCTTCGTTTCGTTAGGCCAAATCTTCTCGTCCACTTCAAGGCAGAGAGAGAACAGATCAGCGAACCAACGAGCAAGAATTGCTTGTGCTGTACGCACTTGAGTGTCCATTGTGCCCATGAGAGCTTGCACACCACGACCAGTAATGACTGAACTATCAGCATTACCAGTGCGAACCTCGGGGTAACGAGTACCAATACGTAACTCTTGGTCCAGTTGAGCCTGCTCAGAGAACGCATCGCGTGGAACATTCAACGCAACACGACCCACACCAGCAGGATTCGAGGTACGGATGACAGCATCAGGGCCGAGAGGAATGTTCGGCACGTCCGTAGGTACAACCAATGGTGCCTGCACACTCTTATGTGCCGCTTCCATAGCAAGCAAAGCCATACGAGCCTTCGCTAGTTGGACGTACAACACATCATCAAACTGTCCACGAGTAGTAGGACCAGGCCGACGAGCGATCTTAATGAGACATTGACCAATCGGATTGGGTGATTCGTTAAGAACTAGACCACCATCAAGCTCAGGAATCATCGTAAGGTCTACGTCTTTATCGTGGTAGACCATCACCTCGAGCATCCCAGGTCCACGAGTCTCAAAATACTTGTCAACAATCGCCCGATACTCGGGGTACAAGTCCACAAGATCCTGACGATCCAGCAGTAACTTCTGGAACATGGCAGTGACCCGACCGAAACGGTCAATCACAGGGTAACAACCCTGCGGATCCATGATCGTAATGATCGGCGTCTTACGGTCATAGTCAATATCGACCTTCGCCGGCAAGTAACCACACGTCAAATACAAGTCAATACCTGTGTACGCCTGCGTTTGTAGATCAGACGAGGTTACATACCCTTGGACAACCTTCGTCCTAATGTCAGCCCGTTCACGATCCTTGTCCTTCACCATGTGAGGACTAATGCAGTTAACCGCTGGCAGGGGAGCGATCATCTCTGCAAGATCCCGAGCAGCAACATCAATCATGTTCGCCGTGATCGGCTCTTGAAACGGACCATCATCAGGGAACAAACCTGGGGCAACGTCCGAAATACGACCCTCACGTACTGACATGACCTGAGCCATACGCCCGTCACGAATCGAATACTTAGACTTCATCTGCATGTACTGACGAATCAGTTGAGACTTATCCATCAACGCCACCAAGATCCAGCAGTCACAAGGCTCTCATCTCTAAAATCTTCATACGTAACAGACCGTTGCTGAGACTTGTCATACCTCGTCTGGAAAATAGACTTCGTATGCAAACCACCCATAGCCGTATCGACCATCTCTTGACATCGCAGCTCGGCAAACCACAACGCCATCACAATGTCAGTCTTCACACCCTTGGGAAGTTTCGGCTGCCACGAAATCAACTGAGCAACCAGAGCCTTCACTGATTCTGTTTGCGCACGCGGCATCCTAATAAGCCCCATCTCGAATAGGTGAGACATGGCTGCCACTCCGAACTCAGCATCATGCTTATTGTTGCCAGTGAAATGATCCGCAAGCGTCACACCACGAGTCGCTAAGAACGAACGAACATCAGAGTCTTGCGTCAAGAATCCTTGGAAAGCGTTCTTCTCGATACGCCACTCGTGGATCCCATACTTCACAGTCCACTCTTTAATCAGCTCACGCATCTCATCAGGTTTCATACCCTGCCGGTTAGCCACATCAATCAACCAACGCTTACCAGTAACCCGATCCAACCCGAGCAACACCGCAGCAGTATGACCAGACACCGCAGGGTCCAACCCTGCGATCAGACGTAACCCTTCCATCCCACCATCACGACCCAACCTCGGATCGTTCGTCAACGAGCCAGGGGCATAACTGCCCACACATTGCGAAATCCATTCAGGACGGAACACGTTATCTTCCGCGACCTGCTCCTGTTGGTACACACGCGACCACTCCGACGGGGGCAAACCATCCCGCACATCAGAAAGAGTCTCCCCATCCCAACGACGGAACATCCCATCCGGTAACGGTTCCTCATCTGGATCCGCTGGAGCATCCGAGAAAGGCCACAACGTCTGCCAATCCTTCGGATCGTTCGCAAACTCTAAGACCGCCGGCTGCAACAAATACGTCCACGGTTGCTCAGAACCGTAATACCGAGACGGATCCCGCAACTCCGAATACAAATCCCTCGACGAGATACGAGTACCAATCACAAGTAGCCGCCCCGAACGGGGCGCGAGACGAGAACCCACAATCGACAACAACCACGGAATCTGCTTCTCGTAATCGTGGACGTTCGTGTTATCAACCGCATCATCCACAATCACCAGATCAGCACGAGCACCATAAATCTGCCCACGCAAACCAACCGCCTGAACCGTAGGATCCTTCGCCTCAGAACCACGAACCTTCGACGACACATAAAACCGAGACGCCGACCAACCCGCCGAATCACCCGACCACCCACCAGGCGGAGCAAAATCATCCATCAACGCCTGATAGTCAGGCGACGTAAGCCGCTCCTTAATCTGCAACAAAAACTGTTCCGCAAGTTTCTGCGCCTTCGACACGATCACCACACGAACCGAAGGATTCTTCACAATCCTCCACACCACATAATTCACCGTGATCGTCGTAGACTTCGCGTGCCCAGGAGGCACGTTCACCATCACCCTCGAAAGACGCCCAGGCTCAAACGTCATCGACGGATGCAAAGCACGAGGCTCCCGACCCTCCAACATGTCAAACCATTGCAGTTGGTGATCAAACAAACGCTGATTAAAATACTTCTCCGAAAACTCAGGAAAATCAGGAACCACCCGTTCAGCTTGAGCAGTCTCAAACCCTTGCTCCAACTCGAGCCGGATCCTATCCATAGCGTGACGGAAGCCCTCATCCTCACGCCGCCACTGTTCGTAAGCAGACCTCGAACGCCCTACAGAAAGCAACGCATCCTTAACCGTTGCCCCCTCACCCACAAGCCGGATAACCTCCGACTTCACACGATCCTTAGACGCCGAAGAACCAGCCTTACCCTGAACAGCCACAAAAAACTCCTAAGGACCAAACCAAGGCACCCCCCTAAGGGGGTGAAACAAAAAAAATTTTCGTCACCACCTATTAGGCGTGCGCGGCATGAGCCACTACGCGCACGCCGACAAGAGCATCCCTTGGAGGTTAGGGATGCTCAAAAAGACAAGCCCAAGGCAACCTAGCCTTGGGCAAAGAACCCTCCAAAAATCTCAAACAAGACCCTCCAAAAAACGCGAAAGGCGACCCCTCGGGTCGCCAGACAATAGGATTCTAAGCTCAGTGATCTTGTCTGAGGCTGACTCGATCGTCAGCCTCTAAGGGGTTCCTTCCGAATTTCAGGAACCCCAATAAATAACAGGGTCATTTCAAAAACACGACCGAACAGGTTTACAATGTGAGATTCACCACATGCCTCTGACCTGCAATGATACTGAAAAAAAGCATGTGCGACACATATACTGTCCATATAATGAGACAACCTTGTCTCACGAAACAGTAGCCTAAAGCTTTCCGATTTGGTAGTCTAGCCCCGAACCTGACAGACAATTTCAGAGAGATACGTATATA